GTAAGTATTTATTCTCCAGCTGCTATTGCTTTTAAAGCTAATAAAGCATTAACTGGAGATGGTAGATATACTAACACAGTATATGGTACTACAGAGTATAGAAAGTTCTGGACAGAAGAGAGAAGAAGGTGCCTAGAAGGATACCAGCCCGAAAAGGATGGAGTAGCAATAGGCCCTAGAATTACAGGAGAACATTACTTTTACTTAAATTATTGCCAGATTGACCGAGAGGTAATCATAGATGAAAAAACTGGAGATAGTGCTAAACAGCTCGATTTTCCAGATTTTTTATTAATGGACTATTACTGGTTTCTGGAATTAGAAAAGAATGAAAACCCTGGTAGATATGGATTACCTTTACATGAAAAGAAAGGTATGATAGTAGCTAAGGCTAGACGTAAAGGTTGGTCATTTAAAAATGCTGCAGGATTAGCTTGGAAGTATTCGTTCTTTAAGAGATCTTACTGTATCATTGGTACCTACTTAAAAGATCACGCAGTAGCTACGTTTAATATGACTATGAACGTATTAAACTTCTTAGATGAATATACTGAGTTTGGTGGGCCTAGATTAGTAAATAGAAATGACGAGATTGAATCTGGATGGGTAGTTAAAGAGAATGGTAGAGAGGTTAAGAAAGGTAACAGATCTATTATTAAGATCATGACTTTCCAAAACTCTGGATTTAAATCTGTAGGTAAATCTTGTTCTCGAATGCTATTTGAAGAAGCAGGTTTATTTGAAAACCTAGAACAAGCTTATATCATATCCTCTCCTTTATTTAGGAGCGGTACTACTATGATTGGTATTCCAATTATATTTGGTACTGGTGGTGATATGTTATCGGCTACGCAAGATTTTGCAAAGATGTTTAAAAATCCTAAGCAGTATGGCTTAGCAGAATATAGAAATATCTATGAAGAGAATGTACATGGAACATGTGGTTATTTCATAGATGAGATGTGGTATAGACCTGGAGATTTATATTTCTTAGGTAAGGTAGGGGAAACTATCTATAAAGGAGTGGACATTAATGGTAACCCTAATAGATGGGCTGCTGAATTAGATTTAATAGCAGAGAGAGATAAGAAAAGAGGAACAGATAATAAAGCATATATACAATCAGTTACTCAGTGGTGTAGAACTCCTAAGGAAGCGTTTATGCTACCTGAAGGAAACATCTTCCCTACTGCAGAACTATACGATAGATTATCACGTTTGAAATCAGAAGAAGCTTATAAGTATTTAGGTATAGCAGGAACGTTATACTATTCTTCAGATGTAGATTCTTACAATGGCATTAAATTTGAACCAGACTTAGAAGGTAAATTAAATCCTCTATTATCATTTGATATAAAGAGTGGGGAAAATAGAAATGGTGCTATTGTAATCTACGAACCTCCTATAGATATTGATGGTGAAATACCAAAAGATATGTATATTATAGGGCATGACCCTTACGGTACTAACTCGGAAGAAGGGGAATCTTTAGGCGCAGCATATGTATTAAAAACTAAAAAGTATTTAAAGCATGGGCATGATCAGATAGTAGCTGCGTATGTAGGTAGACCTACTGGAGGTAATTCTATGACAGTATATAATACTAATCTAGATAAGCTATCCCAGTATTATGGAAATGCTAAGATTATGTTTGAGAATGACCGAGGAGATGTACAAAATTACTTCCTGAAGAATAAGAAGTTACATATACTTTATGATGAACCTGGTACAGTAATGTTAAAAACATTAGGTAAGAAAAGTTATGGTAGGGTAAAGGGGTCGTCTATGTCTTCAGTTAAAATGAAACAACAAGCAGAGCTATATGTGTATGACTGGTTGTTAGAACCTAGAGGTAAAAATGCAGAAGGTAGAGAGATTTTTAATCTTGACTTGATTCCAGATATTGGATTGTTAGAAGAATTAATTTTATATACACGTGAAGGAAACTTTGACCGTGTTTCAGCATTATTTCAAGTAGTTATTGCACTTGAAGAGAATTTCAATAAGCATGAAGTTATATCATTAGAAAGAGATAAAACTTTAGATTTTTTAATGTTTAATAAAAAACTATTTCCATTTAGAAGAAAACCGATTAACCAATGAGAAGTATAATACAACGATTAAGTTATAAAGATAAAATTAAAGACGATTTTGCTTGGGGTAAGCAGATGTTAAATAATCTAGAGTTATACGCTAACTCTGGATGGTCTACAGATGGATTACCTGGAGTAGATACCAGAGCAGAAATGATTTGGAGGTCTTATAGATTATATAATTCTCAAATAGATGAGAAGGATTTTGAAGACGATTTAAATCCGTTAGGGTTTCAATTAGGTCAAAAGAAAGATAAGATAGCTCCATACAACAAAGCGCATAATAAGATTAATGTGTTGTTAGGTGAGTTATTGAAACGCCCATTTAATTATAGAGCTACCTTTACTAATTTGGAGGGTGCTTATGTGTTGATGGAGGAGCGTAAGAATTTAATTACTAAATATGTAGCTGCACAGATAGCTAAGGAAGGTGAGATTGCATACTTGCAAGGTCAAGGATTACCTGAAGCACAAATGGCAGAAGCTATACAGAAAATAGAAGAAAAGTATAAGGATGTGAAAGGGCCGGAGGAAATTGAGGAGTATTTAGAAAATCAATTTTCCGAACCCCGTGAGATAAAATCTAATCGTCTTCTTTCTGACTTGTATAAACGCTTGAAGATTTATGATCTTAAAAAAGATTCTTTCAAGCATGGATTACTATCTGATGAAGAGCACTGCTGGATCGGATTTGTTAATGGGCAACTCACTATTAAAGTATTGAATCCTCTTGGAGTATTCTACCATAAATCTCCTGAAACTAAATATGTACAGGACGGCGAATTTGCAGGATATAAAACTAAGATGACTGTAGCGGATGTTATTGATACTTACAAAAGTCTTACAGAAGATCAGTTAAAACAATTGGAATCTAAGTATTCCGAGATTAACTCTAGAGATACAGAAAAGGATTTATACTTTCCTCATAGAGAATTAAATTACTTAAAAGCAGGTATTAATAGTAAGATAGGTAGTTATGGCTACTCTTACTCAGATGAAGTTGATGTTATTCATGCTGCTTGGAGAAGTCTTAGAAAGGTAGGATTCTTTACGTTTATAGATGATAATGGAGAGTTGCAGACAGAGATAGTACCTGAAGAGTTCAAGATGGATAAGAACAATCCTAAATATGTTGATATAGAATGGGAATGGGTTCCAGAAATATGGGAAGGCACTAAAATAGATAATGATATTTATGTAGATATAAGACCTATCCCGCATCAAGAGATAGATCCAGATAATCCTTATTATCAACCATTACCTTATCATGGAGTAGTGTATAACAATATGAATGCAGCGCAGATTTCTACTATGGAAAGAATGCGACCATTCCAGATGTTATACTTTATTGTGATGCATAAACTTAAACAGTTAATTGCATCAGATAAAGGTAAAGCAATTGAGATTGATGTATCTAGATTAGATCCTAAAATAGGGTTAGAAGAGACTTTATTCTACTTAGATAAGCAGGATATTTATTTATATAATTCAGCACAAGCTGCTGATACTCCAGGAGCGAGTACTAGATCAGCCGTAGGTAATGCTATTGATAGATCTAATGCTAATCACATAATTAACTATCTTAATATATTAGCTTATATTGATGAGCAGATAGGTGAAGTTGCTGGTGTTACTAGATCAAGAGAAGGGCAAACAGCTCCTTATGAAGCAGTAACAAACTCACAACAATCTATTATGCAATCCTCTACAATTACTGAACCGTTATTTCATAATCATATGGTTCACTGGGAGAACGTATTAAATTATCTTATCGATCTAGCTATCAAGAAATTTGATACAGAGGGTGGAGTATTTCAGAATATGGGTCAAGATCTTAAGAAAGAAGTATTCTCTATTAAACCTGGCGAATTTAAGAATTGTAAATTCGGAGTGTTTATTGTAGATAATCCTAGAGATACTGAAATATTTAAACAGTTACAATCTTTAGTACAGCCGCTGATTCAAAGTGATAAAGTTAGATTCTCACAGGTAGCTAAGATGATAAAACAGACTAGTTCTTCTGAAGAGTTAATTAGAGACTTGGAGAAATTTGAAGCACAGATGGCTCAGCAAGAACAAGCTAACATAGAACGTGAACAGCAATTACAAGCAGCTAATGAAGAGAAAATGCATAAGATAGAGATGATGCGTATGCAACACGAGAAAGCTCTTAATGATGCAGATAATCAGACTAAAATTACAGTTGCTCAGATAGGCTCATTCTCTAGACTTCAAGACCAAGACGGAGATAATAATGGAGTACCAGATCAATTAGAGATTGCTAAATTACAAGCTCAGGTAGCAGAAACTCAAGAAGATATTAATCTAGAACGTGAACGTATGCAGCAAGAAAAAGCTGAAGCTGATAAAGATAGACAGCTTAAACGTGAAGAGATTAAGTCGAAAGAGAAGATAGCCAAAAGCCGCCCTAAACCTAAAACATCTAAGTAATGCCAGATTTATATCCGATAATAAATGGGCATAAGATGCCTATCAATAAGAAAGTAAATAAGGAGCTACTAAGTAAGCAATTAAAATCTTTACTTAGGATACGTAGAGAAATTCGTAAGCTACTTGATTTAGAAGAATTACCTCATACTTTAGATAATGGTACGAAACTGTATACACAGCAAGATGTTGATGATAGGATACAATTTCTTATGAAGAGATACTTAGAGGAAGGTACAATAGAATAAAAATAACACATATAAGGCTATATATAAAAACAACATTAGTTAATTATTGTAGCATTTTTAAAATTTAAAACTTGATTATTTATTAATTTTGCATTAAAATGGAGGATAATACCTTAGATTTTTTCGACTTAGATGGCTATGAATCGCCAGAACCAGCAGTAGAACCTGCTGAAGAACCTACAGAACCTGTTAATACAGATGTTACTGAGGAACCAATTGAACCAGAAGAACCCGCAGAACCAGCTGCTGAAGATGTAGATTCTGATGAAGAGGATGAAGCACTTAAACTTAACTATGAATATTTAAAAGGTTTAGGAGCACTTTATTTACCAGATGATTATCAGTTTAAAGCTACTGAGAAAGGGTTTGAAGAAGCTGTAAAAGCATCAAATGAGAATTTACAAAAAGCTTTATTTGATGGTATGTTTGAAGATATGCCAGAAGAAGGTAAGGCTTTACTTAGTTATTATGCGAATGGGGGTACTAATGTAAAGGAATTTATATCAGTACATTCTAGACCAGATTACACTAAAGTAGATCTAGAAGATGAGACAGTACAGGAAGCAATTGTACGTGAAGGTTTAAAACGTACAACTAAATTTTCTGACGCTAAAATTGAACGTGAAATTGAGTCTCTACGTTCTTCCTTTAGACTTAGAGAAGCAGCTGAAGAAAATCAAAGTGAGTTATCTCGCTTAGATAATGAAGAAAAAGCCGCATTAGCTGAAAGAGCTAAAATAGACGCAGCAGAACAGCAAAAAGCTATTAAAGCAGAAATTGCTGAACTCTATAAAACAATTAAAAGTGTTAAAGATATAAACGGGATACCTATTACTGAAAAGGATGAGGCACTTGTTATAAACTCTTTATACAACCCAATAAAATTAACGGACGGTACAAAAACAACTAGTTTTAACTACAAATTAAATCAAGCTTTAGCAGATCCAAAACGCAGAGCCTTATTAGCTAAACTAGTCGAAACTGACTTTGATTTTAGTTATTTGGCTAGAAAGACTAAAACTGAAGCAACTGTTTCACTAAAAGATAAGCTAAAAGAAACAGCACGATTTAAAGGAAGTACTACTGGAGCTAGATCTGGTTTTGATATTGATTCCGTAGATTTAAATTTATAAACAAAAACAAATTAAAAAATGGCAACTAGTTCACAATTTAAAATTAAACAGTACGAAGGTTTTGGTGGTAAATTCGTAGATAGCGATTATCTCGCAGCTGCGTTTGACACTAGCAAACCTCACATGTTTGAAAACTTGTTCACTAAGATTTATGCTGCTATGAATATGTTTGGCAACAAACCTCTATTAAGCATGATTTCTAAGAACAAATTAATGATAGATGATGAAATCTATCGTTGGCCGTTACAAGGCTCTGAAGAAAAATCACTTCGCTCTGTTGAGGTGGTAGAAACTTCTGTAGCTCCTGGTATTAACGGTACTTCTTTCAAAATTAAACTTGACGAAGACTGGGTATCTGCACCTGAAGTATTAATGGGTGAAGATAATGATTATAGTATTCGTATCGTAAATGGCCCTATTCCTGATGGAACTGGCTTTATTTATGAGTGTATTCTTGAAGAAGACAATCCTACACGTTTCTTCCCTATAGAACTTTTAGCAGTTGGTAAAGAATTCTGTAAAGCATGGACTTCAGTACAGTCTGAAATGAACGACGAGTTCGGTGGACAATACTATGCAAGTTCTTATCTGTTGGAATCTCAAGTAGGTTTCTTCGGACAAGAATTTACTATCACTGATAAAGCTTTACGTCAAGAAGGACGTATTGGTATTCCTTTGATTGATTCAAAAGGTAATAAAGTAGAACGCTTCTTACCTATGGCTGAGATGAAAATGTTTGACACTTTCGAGCTGTCAAAAGAGATTCAGCTTACTTATGGTAAAAGATCTACTAAACAAGGTAAGAATGGTTATTGGAGAAAAACAGGCCCAGGTCTTAGAGAACAACTTAAGGATGGTAACGTAGAATTCTATTCAGGTGATTTGACAGAAGCTAGACTTCGTGACTTCTTACTTGATATTTTCTTCGCACGTAATGACCGTTCTAACAGAAAAGTTCGTGTAATGACTGGTACAATGGGTTCAATGATGTTCCATAGATTGTTAGCTAATGCTGCATCTGGATTCTTGACTCAAGATACTCACTTCATTAAATCTGCAGGTACTGGTATTACCTCTAATGATTTACAATTTGGTGCACAATTTACTCGTTACGTTGGCCCAGAAGGTATTGAAGTTGAAGTATACTATAATCCTAGGTACGACGATTTCCAATATTGCAAGAAAGCAGACCCGATTGAAACCAATCGTCCTGTTGACTCTTGGAGAATGACCTTCCTTGATTTTGCAGCTCCTAGCTCAACTTCATTCGGAAGCAACGTTAACTACTTAGAAGTTAAAGATTCTTACAATCATGGTTATATTACTGGTACAGTTGGTCCTAACGGCCCTATCCAAGGTGGAGCTACCTCTAGATTAGTTGGTGCTTATCAGCGTTGGGTACAAGGTTCTGCAGGTGTACAAATTGTAGACGTATCTCGTACTGGTGAGTTAATCCGTGAGATCGAGGATTGACGAAGACTAAATTGAATAGCTACTATTGTTAATAAACAAAATGCCTGTGCCTATGCTTATGGTAGCTAAAGCATCCACAGGGAGATTATTATGACTAATAAAAAAGTATTTATCAAGCCTGTTCCTGGCTTAGAATCCGTATTCAATATTCACGAATGGAAAGCTAAAAGTGGAAAAAAACTGAATAAGACTAAACTAAGTAGATATTCTGTAGATACATTTTCTGCATTATACTCAAGAAGCTTAGGGCATAGAAAAACAGGATTATATCACAGTGTACCTAATCCTTATGCTAAATATACAATTGAGCAACTTGGAGATAAGTATAAACATCTTATCGGAAGAGAAGAGATTACACTTCAAGAAAAGCTAGAATATGAGCATCGTAAAGACCCAGGTTTCTACTCACCTAGAATGACTAGAGAAGGAGAACCTGCAACATACTTTACTGATTTTAAATTCAAGCTTAGAGATGGTACAAACGTTTTAGACTTGACAATTCCTGAACATGAGATTGCTTACTACGTACTATTAGATAGTAAATTCGTAGCAAAATCATTGAAAGAATATCATGAGTATAAAAAGCCTAATGCAAGATATTACATTGCACAGGAAGATGAAGATCAGGAAATTCAATACAGAGCTAGTAAAGCAAAAGATATGGCTATTGCTAGATTAAACTCTGATGATATTACTGAAGAAAACTTAGTATTAATTGCTAAATCTTTAGGATGGTATTCCAGCCAAAGTTTTACAACCTTATATAATAAATTCTCTACTAGCATTAAAAGTGCTGATATGAAAGATCCTATTAACGCTCTTTCTGAATTTACAAAAGTTGTGAAATTATTGGATACTCCTACTGGAAGAGAAGAATTAAATGCAAGAGCAATCTTGAATGATTTAACTAAATCCAGAGTAGTAACGGAAAACAAAGGTACGTTTACTTGGCATACTAAAGGAATGGTTATAGGATATTCGAAAGAAGAAGCTGTAGACTTTCTATTAGATCCAAATAAAGCAGATGCTTTAACATCAATGAAAAAAGAGCTTAGCGCAAAACTAATAATGTAAGTGAATATAAATGAGATGCACTTTGCCTTTAGATTGGCAATTGACAGAGTAAATTCTTTCGCTTCTGATGATTTTACACCAGCTCAGATTGACTGGTTAATAAATCTCGCCCACTTAATTGAGGTGGACAAAAGATATACTCCTGCCAATTCTTTCAGACAAGGTATGGAAGTAACTCAGAAGAGAACGGATGATTTAAGTGTATTACATGTTAAGAGTCCTCAAGAGCAGCCTGGGATAACACCTTCGCTAATTACAGGAACATTACTAGATAATGCAATTTATGAATGCCCAATCTCTTCCTTTCTTTACGATTATAAAGATTTAACTGGATTACGAGCAGATGTAAAATCTGGTTCGTGTACAAAACAAATAGGATTAACGCAAGTACAGGAGGATGACTTAGATGAAGCTCTAATTAATGAGCATACTAAGCCTGACTTCAAATGGAAAACAGCGTTATTTACTATATCAAAAGATTCTAATACCGCAGCTTCACCAAGTATATACATATACTCAGGAGATTTTGAGGTACTTAAAGTCTATCCATCTTATATAAAATTACCTAGAAAGGTATTTTTTGGTGGCTATGACTCATTAGATAATCTATATGTTGCAGCAGATGCACAAGTAAATTCAGAATTGCCCGAACCAATACATAGGAATATTGTAGATACAGCTGTTGAACTAGCCTCCGCAGCCATACAAGATCCAGAGTATTTACAAGTGGCAAAATATAAATCAGAAAAATTTGAATATTAATTTAACAAAAAAAAAGTAAAACATGAGCAAATTTAACAGAGCTGTAGAAACAATTCTTATCGCTGACGGTAATGCAACTGTTGTTTCTGATGGTGCTACTGCCTTATCAACTTCCGCAGGTGTAACAAACCTTGCTGATGGTCAATTAGGTGTGTTTGATGCTGGTGGATGGGGTACTAACTCTAGCTACGTTGCAATCAATGCTGGTGACACTGTCGCAGAATCTCCTGCTATTATAATTGCACAGGGTACTGCTGATTCAGCAAATCCTGGTGTAAGTACTTACGCAGGTCAATACAAACGTGGTTATGAAAGATCACATATTATCTATGGTAGAAACACTACATTAGTACGTGCTAAAGCTTATATTACTCCTCGCCAATCAGCTTGGGTAATTGGTGCTGACGCAGCTAATGCTGATGCTATTGCAACTCCACTAGATGAAACTGAATATGCAGTAATGGTAACATTACGTGGCAGACGCAGAGACCAACAAAACTCAGCAAAACAGCGTGAAGGACATCGATTTAATTTCGTAACTCCTAACTACACTGACGACACAACTATCACTAACCCGTTAGACCATATGATACAAAATTTGGTATCTAACATAAATAAGCATTCACGCATAATCCCATCTAGTACTGGGCATCTTCCGTTTGTAGCTTTTGCTATTAGACACGAAGGTTCTTTCTCAGGATCTGGTGCGGTTACTGTAGCGAGCTTAGATTCCTTAGATGGTGGTGTAGCTACTGGTTACGGTTTCTCTACTGACGCTGAAACAGCTGCAGCTAATAACAACTCAGCAATGGGTGCTGCTTTTGTAGCCCTTGTAGCTGATAGTACTAATGATGTTGACACTTCTACTGAAGTTGTTCCAATTGATTTAACTACTGCAGGTACTAATGCTAACGGTGCTAACGGTATCATATTCATGGCTTTAGATGAAGAAATTACTTATGACGACAGAATGCCTGAAGTTAAAGTAAAACTTGAAGTATCTAAAGTATCAGGATTTGGTTCAGCAGTTGGTTGCTATGAAAGTTCAGGTGTTAAAGAAGGTGGTTGGACACCTCGTCAAATCAGATTGTTCTATGCTGAAACTATGGGTATGCGTAAGTATTCTCAAAATAGGTCAGAAATTCCAATCGTTGAAATACCTGATATTGATAACTATATTGATGACACAGCTATTTATGATGTGTATATCATCGAATCTGTAGATGTTACTTCTCACCCAGTTGGTGGAGAAAACTTACATCCTCAGAGATGCTACGTATTCGTAGAGTCTGGTGATACCACTACTAAAAATAGTTTGGAAGCAGTATTGAATCCATACTTTGGTTCAGTTAATCTTCCAGCAGTTAATCTCTAATTAATTAACTACTAAACTATAAACAAATGGCGATTAAAAAAAGAAATAGTCACTTCGGTAAAAAAACTGCAGTGGCAACATTTAAATTTGGTGGTACAGATAGCTCAGGCGCATCTATGTCTGCGGTTGGATCTCACGGTCTTGGAGTATACATACCATCTGGCGCATTAGTTACTTCTGCATACTATGTAGTAAATAGCATTTTTACCTCTCCGACTTCTGACAATGCTACTATTGCATTAACTTTACAATCAGCAGGAGACTTAAAAGCAGGTATTGCAATTTCTGCAGGAGGCGATGTTTACGATCCTGGTGTTAGAGGCTGTCTTCCTGGACACTACGCTCTTGACGGTAACGCATTAACTGCGATTGCTATGTCAGCAGCTGAAGCAGGTTCTTACATATTAACTACTGCAGAAAGAGAACTTACTGCAACAGTTGGTGTAGAGGCTATTACTGCAGGTGAACTTACCCTGTATGTAGAGTACTTAGTACCTTAATCAAATAAGATACAAACATAAATTGGGGCAGGCAGTTACTTCTGTCCTGCCCTTTTTATTAAAATTTAATTAAATAAAAAATAATGGCAGCAAAAACATATTACATAGATAAAAGAGTATTTGTATCTAGTACAGATTCAACAGTAGGAGTACAAAATCGCTTAAATCTTAAGGAATATATCCAAGAAGTTGTGGAAGACAGTGCTACTGAATTTGATTCTATTAATGTAGATAGCGTTGTTGAAAAAACAGCAGCTCATGGTGTCAGCGTAGATGGCTTACTTATTAAAGATGGTGGTGCTACAGCTAACTCTATGTTTGCAGGTTTCTACCCAGTAGTAGCTAGTAATAACATTACTGCAGGTACTGGTGGAGCAATTCTAGTAACTAACTATTTTACTACAATTAATACTGACGCTGGTGGAGATGCTTTCACTTTAGCTAACGGTACACAAATTGGACAATTAAAGCTCATTCGCTTAGTAGCAGATGGTGGTGGAAACGGCGTTATCACACCTACATCTTTATCAGGTGGAACTACTATCACTTTCGATGATGCAGGCGATGAGGCAGAATTATTATGGAATGGTACCGCATGGGTACTTATTAAAAATCTTGGTGTAACTTTAGCTTAATATTAATTAATGGCTGTAATCCCAAAATTTACAATTTCCAACTCTTGCAATTGGGAGAGCTTAACCCACACACAGGTTACTGGCGTCTATGACGAAGATAATAACCCAGGTGGATATGGCTCTCCTAACACAGGAGCTGATGAAATAGACCTCACTGCTTTAGAGATTTCTAATCTTACAGACGATGTAGTGTATGATACTATAGGTACAATAGCTGCTAGTGCAGATACTTTGGCTACAACAATTACTTTAGCTGAGTTAACTGTAGATGGTGTAGAAGTATTTACAGATCATATTACTGACGGAGTATATGAATTTATATGGACTGTCAGTATTGATAGATCTCCTACATACTATACTTATACTGTAAGAAAGTTATTTTTACCAGAGTTGTGCGGACTATTAGCTCAAAAACAGATGCCTATAACTACATGTAAATGTAAATCCGACTATGCCAACAAGTGGATGTATGGATTTGCACTAGTTAAAAGTTTAGAAGGATCTGCTATTTGTGGCGACCTCACAGCCTTCCAGGAAGACTACGATGAGGTATACAACTATTTAACTAACTTAAAATGTGGATGCTAAATGTACTCTTGTGGAAATAATTCTTTAGGCAACTGCTCAATTGATCTTACTGGTATAGGCCAAGTAGGAGCAACTGGTGCGCAAGGTGAGTATGGTGGTTACTCATCTGTATGGAATTTTAATGCCACTACAACTTCTGGAACTACTGCAGGTATGCTTAGATTTAACAGCGGTACTTATGCCTCTGTTACTACTATGTATATAAACAAAACAAATGCAGATAGTACAGACATGTCAAATTTTTTGGCAACTTTATCAAATGGATCATATTATGGTAAGATTAGAATTTTTAAAGAGTCTGACTCTTCTAAATTTTGGGAAGGTACTATAACTGCAGTATCTGCAGGTGCTTCTGAATATACTCTTACTGTTTCTTATATATTAGCAAACTCTACTTTCTCAGCTTCTGATTCAGTAGTATTATCATTTACCCCGCATGGAATAGGCGCTAAACCTATTTTACATTCAGCTTTTGGCGGATACACTTCTTCAACAAGTGGCTCATGGGTAGTTCCAGATCCAGCTTGTGAATTTACTATTCCAGCAGGAGTATTACTAACTAGTGGTGATTATATTGAAGTTATCATAAGAGGAAATATCGGAGGTGCTGGTAGCTTTATGTATGATGGTGTAAGGTGCACTATTAACACAGATGCTATAGTCAATCCTGATACAGGATATACAGTTATTACAGGTGAAGAAATTGCTCATGCCTCTTCTTCTAATGGAACATATTTTGAATTAAGGGTATACGTAGAAAGATATGATGACACTACAGCAATAACATCATTTACTTATGTTGGAAATAATGAAACTCCATTAGTTAGTGGCAGTATTACTCCAACAGTAAATAGTTTCACTAATAGTACTAATGATTTTGCAGTAGAATTATATAATAGTGGCACAAACGAAAATAATTCAATTGTTTCAATAAAAGCAATAAAATATTTACAATAATGTTTACATTTACAGACGTACTCGAAATAACCAGTTCTCCAGCAACTTATACTGTTCCAGAAGGAGTTCATAGAACTAGAGATTTACATATCTACGGAACCCACGCTATGGCTGGAGCAGTAACAGTAAATTTTACATTACCTACAACTGGTCCTCAGAATGGGGGTTTTAAAGTTTATTATAGTGCTTCATTATCTAATTATGATATAGCAACTAATTACTTATCTATAGCAGGCTCTAAATTACCTGCTGAATATGCACAAAAAAGATGTATAATTATAGGTAAAAGGTATCCAGATTCATCTGCTTGGAGAATTTCTTTCTTACCAGATTTATCTCAATCTGCAATAATTACTTCCTCTAATATAGTTGATGGTACTATTGTTGCAGGGGATTTAGCTTCTGACGCAGTAATTACTGCTAAAATATTAGATGATAATGTTACTTTACCAAAGATAGAGAATATACCTGATGATACTATATTAGGTAATATATCAGGTAGCTCTGCTTCTCCTGTAGCTTTGGACGCTGAAGACATTAGGGCTATGATAGATCAAGATGTTACTTTAACAGGCCATGTAACAGGTACAGGTACACAAGATGCAGCAACAGGTGTTACTACAGTGGCTACTACTATAAGTAACAATACTATTACAGTAGCTATGTGTA